CACCCAATATTAAGAAAATATCCACTGCATCAAAAATAGCTGGAGCAACCATGTTTGGTTTATTTAGTAGAACCGCTAAAAGCCAATTCAAATGTGAAAATTGCGGATATAAATGGTAGAAGAAAGGAAACAAAATGTTTAAATCATCTATAGTAGACATTAGTACCGTTAAAGTTTTGGATAGATATATCAAATCTAATGAACAATACTTTTTAATTACTGACGAATTTAATCTTAGGTTCAAAGGTAAGATATATACAATAAATTTTGTCATAAGCAACAAAATTGAAGTTGGTAAGGAAATAATTTCAACCAATATTACAATGACAGATTTTAAGAAAATATATATGAAATATGTTAATGACTATGATAGAATCTCAGGATATAAAAATTATGTATCAGATCAAAAAAGAAAAGCAGTCCCTAAAATAAGTATGCCTGTTTTTGATTTCCTCGAAATGTTCTTTAAACATTTTGAAAATAATTTAAACAAACAGAGTAATAAAAGTGAAGATATTATTTTATTTGACAACCCTATTTCTATTAATGCGCAGTCAAGTAGTAATCGTACTGGATATGGTAATGAATACTACTATGATACATTAATCTATGAAGGTACAAAATACGGGGAGACAAGTGAATTCCCTATTGTTGGATACACTTCAGTCATAAATAAAGAATTGATAGGGCTATAACGAATAAAACTTACCAACATACAGAAGGAGATTGCTATGCCAACAAACAACACTAAAACAAATAATAACGACAATACACCTAAAACACAACCAGTGAAATTGAAACCACAAAATATTAATAAAACAACCAAGACTGTATTTGAAAGAATAAAAGAAGATCTACCGAAAAAACGCAGCAGATAGACTTATTCTTTTGCAAATTTCTTTCGTATTAGTATTGACATTACGAGGTATAAGTTTAGCATTATCTTTTTTAGGAGATTTTTTAGATGAAGAATTCAAATCAGTCACTTCTTTCATATGAATTGGATTTATACAAAAAATTATCAGATGCAGAAAATGATCGTAGACACAAGTTTAGCGATAAAGCTTTTAAATCTATCACGATTATTGCTTCATTTGTTGGTGCTGTGTTATGGTTGATATTTAAGTTTTTTGGAATATATCAAAATGAATGTATATATTTGCAAATGATTAATTTATCATTACTTACTGGATGTTGCCTATATATGATTACAAGTGTCGTTATATTTTTCAAAATGCTATATGGATACAAGGACACACATACGGATCCGGTTGAAATAGATCGACTAATAAAAGAATACAAATCCCAGACAGAAGACGAGATGGCTATTATAAAAGCTATGAATCAAACATTATGTATTTCATATTTAGATTCAGCAATTAGTAACCATATAGAAAACGAAAATCATATAAAGCTATTTGAATCATTCTATGCAATTATATTTATTGAGATGTTCTTGTTGATTATTACTTTTTTTATTGAAATTCTTATATAAACGTGCCCTTATTGTCATTCCACAAACACATCCAAACTAACTACAGCAAGTAGAGTAATCTCGACCGGCATATTTGGACTGGCGAGTAAGAAAGTTGGAAAAAAATGGCATTGTAATAAGTGCGGATCTGATTTTTGATAAAAACATGCATTCAGAATAACAAATATGTCTGTCATTATATAGTATAATAACCATATTACTTTTAACATAAAAAGGAGATATCGCCAGTGTCAAATCTAACCGATAAAGTATTAGCAATGAGAAATATGAATGACGAAGAATTAAAGGATTATATTAAAACACTTACTGATAATGAAAAGAATTTGGTCATTTTTTCTGCAATAAAAATGATGATGGATATCAATAGATTGTAAACATACGTTCCGACTGTATTTAGCTCCGACTTAGTGGTAAAATATTCCTATCAAATTGTGATCCATAAAGGAGGAGATTTACTATGACAAATTTAGAAGTAACCAGGAAAACCGTAGCTTATGATTTAACACTTGAATACATTCGACAAAGTAAAATGCTCAACAGTTGCTACACTAAAATTCCAGAGAAAGTAGAGGAAATAAATAATATTTATAAATCGTTCTACAATTCTCTGGATGATAAAGATATTATCAAACGTTAATTATAGTGGAGTATCTTCAAATTTACCAACAATATATAAGAAAAGGCTCCGAACTTCTGGAAGAGTAATATGCTCATCTCTAATGAGTTGCATAATTTCATCTGAAAGCTTATCAGCCTTTTCTTTATTTGATAAATAAATATCTTTAATATAAACGTCATTAAACATGTTTTTCACCTTGCTTTGTATTATTTTTATGTTATTCCGTCCTTTTTATTGTCACCATTTGTCGATGATATTTTATTGCTTCACAACTTCAAAGCGATATATAATAACAGTGGAAAAGTGAAAGGGGCATTTTTCCGCACTAAAATAGGAGAGAGGCTTTGAAACCTTTCTCCTATTTCTTTGTGTGAAGTTTATTAGATTAAATTAGTTGATAGAACTAACCAATTCTCTTTACAGTTTCACGCCAGTAGTCAAATCTTCCACGAACGTTTTCCTGGTTAGAAGTACCAGACTGAAGGAATTGCTTGTAATAATCATTAGCATCATAACCATCAAGGAATGTTCTAATTTCTTCTACGAGACGACTGAATGATTTTTTATCCTTAGTGATTCTATATGCGCTATAGAGAATCATAGGAAGAGAAGTAGAAGGAACTTTTAATTTTTCTTCTTCAAATGACTCATTCAATCTATCAAGAGCTTCTGTAAGAGTAGTAATCTTTTCAATACTCTCATCACCATGATCAGCAACGAATGCATTTATATCCTTGGATCTGAATGATGTATAGTCATTCTCCTGATTTGTTGAAATCAGCATCAATGTCTGAATTATAATATCTCTATCGGATCCATTCTTACGCATAGTAGGAGTAAGAACTTTATCCATAAATGCGTGATCGACGAGATTTCCGATTTCACTATTTAATACATCAGATTCATTTACTACACGCATATGTCTTGCAGATAAAGGTTTACCGGCATTTTGTCTGCGGAAGATTTCACGAACATCTTTTTCAGTACAATCAGACATTCTATATACCTCTAATTCTGCATTAAGAATTTCGCTCTGAACATCCTCATCTAATTTTGTGAATTTTAGTCCAGCTAAGTTCTTTTCTTCTCCATTAACAATAATAGGTTCCATATCCTTAGAAAGCGAGAACTTATTTCCAATAAAATCTCTAATAGTAGAAAGACGTTGTACACCATCAATAATTGCTAATGTGTTATCATTTTGTACGATCCCGTATGTGGGATTAATAGGATATCTACGGAGCAATGAATCGATCAAGTCTGTCTTCTGTTTTTTATTCCACTGTCCCTCTGGTCGCTGTAACTTGTGAGAGAGTGTAATAGCTCCTTTATTCATGTCTTTTACAAGTGACTGAAGAGATCTTGTTTTACATGTGTAATCCATTATGTTACCTCCTTCAAAAATTGAAAAATTTTATATTTTGAAAGTAACATATTTTTGTGAAAATGTAAAGGGATAACTCTTCCGTTTTTGCAAAATTTTCATCTTTTTTATTCGACAGAAAATATTATCGCAATAAAAAATAATTGCCACGGCAATTGTAATAATAGTTCCTTTTTATTTTATGCATTTCTTATCATACCTTAATGCATAAAGGTTCAAACAAACGTAGAAGTAGGAGATAAGTTCCTAACTCATAATTTTACGGCTACGTTCCGTAATAGTACCGAATGGCTATTGTCATCGACAGCGTTTCATCTATCGAATCCCACCCATAGCATTACTGTGGCGGTTCTTCCCATAAGGAAACTTCCGACCTGACCACACGAGTTCATACATTGTTACTATGTCTATTCTGTTACCAAAATAGCGGAGTAGTATGAGTTTTACGTGCTTCCCAGTTACATGTTTATGACATGTAAATCTATTCAGACGTTATATGGTGTTTATCATCGTGTATCTCACGACTTAGTGTATTCTAAACCTTCGTATCCGAAGTAAATTATATACACTGTTGGCACATTCAAAACATTTTAACAGACAGTTTTGATACTCAACTAATATAATTCGAGTATACCAACATTTTTGAAGGAGAGTGCTGCACCAATACCAGTAGCTAATGTAGGAATCAATCCCATTTTATCAACTATATTAGTGACTAAATCTAAAAATTTTGTTGCTAAAGTAATTCCGTTCTTAATTAAATCATCGTCAATAGCCACAGAAGCAAGTTTCTGTGCTTTATTAGTGAGTTGTTGTAAACGACCATCAATACTATCGAGATATTTATCAAGCTCTTTTTCAGCAGATCCGAAGGCTTCTTCAGATGATTTACGAACAGCTTCAAGCTGATCAGGATCCTGTAGAATAGCAGATGCAATATTTGATCTGTTCTTACCGGCTAATTCTTCAATTAAAGCCGTTGCATGGTTTGTACCAAGCTTCTTATCTTGCTCCTGGATTTCTCGGTAGACACGGGCTATACCCAAAAGTATTTCGTATGTATTTTTGTAGTTTCCATTATCATCAAGAATATCAAAACCTTGATAATTATTAGAAGCTACGGCCGTATAATCTTTGATGATTTGTTGCTTTTTAGAATTCGTTGCCTTGACAAAAGCATCAACTTCTTCATTCATGGCAGATAATTCTTCCTCGGCTTCAGAAGTTCCAACCAGACGAAGAGAAATTGTGCGAAGACCTGCTGCTACGGAATCAGCATCCTGAATTGTAGCATTAGCAGTTGTTACCAAACTTGCAGCTTCATCAATTGTATTGCCCATAAGGGAAAGAGTAGCTGCTGATCTCTGAAGCGCAGATGCTAATTCATCTGTTGATATTGCATAATTGTTACCGACCTCATTAAGCTTATCAACGATAGTAATTTTATCTAAGTCTTTATACGCCTGTTGCATAGAGATTAAGGCGGAAGTAGCATCTTCGATATTGTCAAACTCAGATACATTGAATAGAATATTTGCGGTACGAGCAGACTCTGCCGCATCATCCATAGCTTCACCAAGTCTCATGAAATCAGCTGTGGAATTCTGAATTTGCATAGCAGTAGTGCCTACCGCATCAGCGGTATCAAAAGTAGTCTTCTGATAATTTTTTAAGCTCTGCTCAGTCTCATCTGATACTTTTCGCATTTCTGTATACGCAGTATCAAGTTCTCTTACGACATTAATTGCATTTTGTCCATATCTTATAATGTCATTAACACCAAAAGCCATTCCAATCTGGCTTGCAGCACCATACCAAGCTTTTTCCTTAACAACATCCCAGAATTTCTTACCTTCTTCACCAGCTTCACGAATGCGGATCTGAAGTTTTAAAAACTCATCAGTCAAATCAGATACATTGGCATTGGCACCACGCATTGTCAACTGCTTCTGCAATTTCTGAAGTTCAACTCTGAACTGCTTAGATAAGCCAGAGTTTTTCTTCATGTAATCGCCAATTTTGTTATACAGCTTGTCTCTTGATAAGGAAGTAGATCCTTTTTCAGCCGCTGTCATAGAAGTAATAGCACGAGTCGCCTCTTCAATATTTGATTTATATTTCGCTATACTTTGAATATCTTCTTCAGTAATTGTATCTTGAGACGCTATTTTATCTCTGAAAGTTTCAAACTGAGAAATTTGTTCTTTAAGTTCAGCAAGGTTTGCTTTATATTTTTCACTCTGATTGAAATCAGCAGGAGTAGCTGAGAGGTTTGTAAGCTTTTTATTATATCCGTCAATATCAGATTGTATAGAATTGACTACGGAATCTTTTGCATTCTTAATTGAATCATTGAGTTTTGCAAAGGACTGTGCCACTTCATCAGTCTCCAACCCACTTTTTTTCAATAATTCAACGAATTCATTCCATTTACTTACATCAGGATTATTTACATCAATATTAAATAACTCAACAAGTTTGTCTTTGGCTTCATCAGCATTTTGCTTTAATTTGTCAACAACCTTCTGTTGCTCCTGAATTTCGTTACTCTTTTTACCAGTGCCTTTATCAGATGCTTTTAGATTATTTAACTTAATTACAGCATTCTCATACTTCTCAATAGCGTCAGCATTTTTTTTCCATTCAGTTTCTAATGCTTTCGCCTGTTCTTTTTCTTCCTGAAGTGCACGTTTTGCATTTTCGTTGTATGTCTCAACATCACGTCTCTGTTGAATATCATTTAGTTTCATATAATCTGAAACTAAAGTATTAAATGATTTTTTATATTCTTCAATACCTATTTCATCATTTTGAAGTTTTGCATTTAGATTATCAACTTCTTTTTTTAGTTTTGAAAACTGAGAAGATAATTCTGGAAGAACATGGATATTATTGAGAGTAGTAATAGAATTATTTAACGCATCAATTCTTTTAATTGCTTCATCGGCTGCTTTCGCTTGCTCTTTACTTTGTTTGGAATTATAATCGTCAGAGCTGGTAGAAACAGACTTTACTTTCGCCAATTCTGCCTCAAGCTCTTTGACTTTTTCAGTAAGCTTTGACACCTCTTCAACAGAAGTAGTTACATTCAAACCCTGGCTAAATGTCTCTGAGAACTTAGTAGCTGTCACAGAAATTTCGTCAAGCTTAGATACAATAAGATTTAACTGCTCGATAACACCGGTGAGATCTGTCTTTCCAAACAGGTTGTCTAATGGATTAGTATCGGCAGACTTATTCATTTCATTCTGAGCTTTAGTAAGTTGTCCCATTGCTGATGCAGCAGAAGTCCAATATTTTTTATCTGTTTCTGTGTATAAAAGATCTTTTCCACCAAAGTCGGACTTGACCTGATTTCGCATATTCTCAATAAATTTACGATAAGCCTGAATTTTAGCCATCATAGTATCAAATTGATTAATATCGAATTCAAAGAAATTTGTATTGACCATGGAACCGCCAACACCAGACATTTTGATATGCTCGAATAATCTCTGATATGCTTGTAAAGCATTGGACATTTTACTCTGTATCTTTGCTTCTAGCTCTGTGTCAGAACCTACATCAATATTCATGTTAAGCCCAATGCCTTTTACGCTAGAACTTAATTCAGAAATAGAAGAATTAATCTTATTTATCATAGAGAAAAGGGGACTGAACTCTTCTCCATCTCCGACATCAACAAAAATTTTCTTGATAGAAGCTAAATTAGATTCCATCTTTGTGAATAAATCAATCACCGTTTTTAACTGATTTTCATCTATAATAGAATTCCCGATACCATTACCATTTCCGCTACCAGTTCCGAATCCTTTGCCAGAAGCTATAGACTTGACCACATCAAGCAACTTATCTAAACTCTTAACAGTCTCTTCAATTCCTTCATTCGTAATCTTTACAACAAAATCACCGGAAGCAAGTTGTTTTTTATATTTCTGCAAAGTTTTTTCAAACTCTGCCTTATTCTTAGAATCGGAGAAATCAAAATACATCTCCAATTTATTATTCTCTAATTCTTTCTGACCTTCAGACAGTCCTTTTAATATCTGTGCTAATAGATCACTTTTATCTATTACGATACTCGCTGTCATTGAAGCAGCAACATTATTTGGCATTTAAATTCCTCCTCATCTTATTTTTTTAAATATTTATTAACGGTGGATTCCCACTTAGATTCAAAATTTCTACGAGTAAAAAATTCCATAGAATCGCCTTGATTAAAATATGGATTTGTCCATGTATTTGTACCGCTAGAATACGACTGACCAAATCTATAATTTGGATGATGCCATACTTGAGGTAATCCATGGATTCCTTGATTCCATTGCAGCTCTACTAGAAAATCAGCAGGATCAATAGAAGCATTATATTTCGCCTTCCATCTATAAATAGACGGATCATTTATCCTAGCTAAAGTATCAAATTTTACCATGTTTACATAGGAAGTGAAATAGATAGTGGCAAATCCATTTTTCTGAACCAACTTATGTTCAAACTCTAATGAGTCAAGCATTGTATCATGTCCATTTACAAACCATTCAATAGTAGATTGTCGTCTGATTTCTTTCTGCGCTTTGTTACCGGCAGAAATATATCTATCAACATATTTTTCAGTTATTCTATCTGCAAATTTTTTCAATTCTTTATCATTTATCTTTAGTCCAGTGGCTCTTATTGCCATCTATTTCACCTCCCAATATTTTCACTACAATTTAACTATTCCTACACTAAAATAGGAGAGTACTAAACTCTCCATAATAAAAGCCCCATAAGCTGTGACACCTATGAAGCCTAAAATGTATTACTTCACATAATTTATTTTTTATGTTATAATTTGTTTATCTGTGGCAGATATAGGTAGATAAGGAAGTCTGTAGTAATGGAACAAGTTTGCTCATTTGTTTCTGCCTGTGTAGCAGTCTTAGGACTTGTATATACAGTCTACAGAGACAATAAAAAGAAATAACAACGTAACATAGCACCACAGATATGAGTATCTACTTGCATTTATGAATTAGATAGAACGGTAGAAGACCAGTCACCTTCTACTACACAAAACTATAATACAAATCCTATATTTGCAAGTTCTTGAGATATAATAACACAAGTAGAGCTGACTTGAAATTTTAAATTCCAGTGCACAGGTAAATTCCACCGTGTCTTTAAAAATTGCTTGAAATCGAATAATTTTAGAGAAAAAATATTGGATTTCTGTTATAATCATAGTAATTCATGGCGAAATTCTCTGTTTTTCTGTATAGCAAACAAGCCACTGGAAGGTAGTGTGTCAGGCTAAATTCCACCGGCCACATTCAAAAAATGTGAAAAGTTTACTTCCAGTCTGACAGCAGGTTTTTTCAATGAATTATCGGGTAAAGCGTATCAGCTTGGGCGTCAGATTGACCTCGTCAGGGGCAATGCGCCTGAGCTGAAATGCTTTTAAGGTTTCTTCTCCCAGAGTTTCCAGTGCTACATCGTAAGGGGTTCTGCCCTGAAGGCTTTCTCTCGGGGTGGAATTGATATGGCTTACGATCAGGTTGACATCCCACTGGGTCAGAAACTCAAAGTTTGTCTTTTTGGGCAGGATCATCCGGAGCATGGTATGTGCCTGCTCTAGACCGCCTTTCTGCCCACTGCGCATAGGGTCGCAGTAATAGATACTGGTACGCTGGATCCCTGTAAAACCGGTTTCCAGGGATTCCGGATCTCCAAACTCGGATCCCCTGTCAGTGAGAATGTATTCAAACAGTGTCTGAAAATCATAAGTACCAAAGCGCTTTTCCAATCGGTCAAAGATGAGTCTTACAGCACCCTCTGTGTTACGGTTCATCAGGAATGCAAGAAACAGCTTTTCTCTTGTAAAAAAGAAAGTAAGCAGTGTTTTGGAGGAACCGGAGGCAGAATGCACGGTATCCATTTCCACAAAGGAAGACAGTTCTAACTGTTGGAAATCGGCGTAGGTCCGGTTCTGGAAAACACGGCGGTCAGAGATCTGTGTTTTGTGAACCTTTCGTGGTTTGAATTTCACTTTACGCTTCAAATCAATGTTTCTTGCGGTCAGGATCCCCATGTCGAGATAGGTGTAAACGCTACGCACAGACAGCTTCAGTTCCGGATGGTTCGTAATGATCTGGTAAGGAGACTGTCCCTGCTCGATCAGAGGACTGATGATCCTGTCTTTCTGGTGAAGTTCCTGTCTGGTCATGCTGATACCGGAGCGGGACTCCTTAAGGCATTCCCGATATTTGCGGTCAGCAAACCTGGCATTGTAAGTGTATTTGTGAGCAATGGTGCAATGGGAAATCTGTTTATCACAGCCATTGCAGACATAAGGAGCTTTATCGAGCCTGCTGCAACGTTCCTTTTCAAAGTCAGGGCAGGTCTGGTTGCAGGTAGGGCAGGAAGTACACTTGATACCGCAAAGAAGGATTTTCCCACAGGCATTGGTCTTTTTACAATGGTAGCGGTGGACACAAAAGTTTTTGGCATTATAAAAGGTACCTTTGTGATACCAGTCGGACAGGCGGTGCGCTTTCACCTCTTTGGAAATGGTAGTGGGATCCTTACAGAGGAAGCGTGCGATGTCCTTAAAAGAAGTACCTTTGGAAAGCTCATTCTGGATGTAAATACGATCATCCAGAGTTAAGTGTTTCTGATTACCGGGTATATATTTACTCATAGTATTATTCCTCCAACTGCTGTCAGAAGGAAAGATAAGCCTATCACTCTTATATGAAAGAGTAAATATCAACTGTGCGGGAGTAAATTCTACCACATAAGCGAGCAGTGGAATTTAAATAAATAATTTAGGTAACACAAGTAGAGAAAGTATTTGCTTGACAGATATTTCGCAAGTGTTATAATTAATGTTGAGCAAACTATATGTGTCATCCATTATATTATTGTTCTTATCTTAGAATGCAATCTGACTAATTGCACGCATGATACCAGAAATTGACGGAGGACATCATGGCAGAGGATAATAGCATCGTAGAAATACGGTGCTATTATTCTGTCTATTTATGTTTTAAACCATATAATAAGCCAACTAAACCAAATACAAAATAATAATGAGTGATAGTTATTGTAAATGGAATCAAAGGTTGTAAAACCTCAATACAAATATTATCCACATTAAACAATGTTAAAATCCAACCACATAGTAGCCCATATAATATTCCACTGATCATAAAGTTCCTTTCGAAATTTGAATTTCATTATTCAGCATTACATGATTTCTTTTCTAAATCATATAATTCCATATACTTGTCCAAATCATATTGTTTTCTTTCCATGCAAATTGCTGATATGGTTACTAAGTCATTATCAAAATCATATTTAACATCACATATATGAGCTTTTTCAAATCTGATTTTATCAGATGGAGACAAGTGTTCATATATATCTTTCCCATAAATATACATTTTTGTAGCATATGTATTCATACCTTACACCTCTTTGAACTCACCCTTCTTAGCAAAATCAATAATCTTATCAACTGTTTCCTTTGGCATACTTCCAATCTTTTCACCAACGGCTTCAATAATAGGGTTCAAAGTTACGTTAGACAGCATAGCAAATCGCTCAATCTGATTAGAAATAAATGCATGAGGCTCATATTCATTTGTTAATATGTCCTTTGCCTTCATATCCAAAATAGATCTAAACTCAGCAATCTCATTTGCTGAAATCAGTGGAGGGGTATCCTTGTCTCCAATAATTAATATATCTAATAGGCCGGAAGATTTTAAAGCGTCATAATCCTTAATAAAACTTCCGTCTTCAATTTCCAAATTTGTATAATTAGTAATAATAAAACGACAAAACTGAACATACTGAACAACAGAATTTACCTTGATTCTATCAGTTTTACGAAGTCTCTTATTACCTTCTTCATCCGTATATTCTTCCTGATCATACATAGATTTATTTAAAATAGCCTGTGCATACCCATCTTTTTCAATGATAGAAGTATAAGGCTTAATTTTCAAATTTTCATTAATAAAACTATACTTTAACTGATCGGTAGTATTATTATATCTTTCACAAAATTCTAAAATTTTCATTATGTTTTCTCCTTTTCTCTCCATACAAAAAGAGCCAGGATAACCTGACTCTTGTAATAATTGTTATGCTATTTTGCTTTACAACTGAAAGGTATTAACAACCATTTTGCGCCCTCATGCTGTTCCAAGCGTTCGTTTACAAAATCATGAACCTCTTTAAGACTACCCCTATTTGCCTCTTCAAGAACCTTATACTCAAAAGGATCTGATTCGTCAACACATACAACCTTGAAAAATAAATTCTCCATAATAATACCTCCATTTCAGCCCATAATATTATTTTATACAAAACAATTCATACAAATCAACCTTAAGCACTTTGGAAAGTATTACAGCATTACTAAGCATTATATCATTAGTATTACCATTTTCGATTTTATTTAAAGCAGTAACCGTTATGCCGGTTTTGCGTGATAATTCCTTTAATGTCATATTTCTTTCGTTTCTATAATACCATAACCTATTTTCCATATACCTTAAGATTTACTAATATAATTGTTTTATACAATATTACGGCAGGTAAAATAAACCATGGATGAATATAGATATGTTATACTAAAATTTAATGCATCATGAAGAATTTCCAATAATATCCATCATTAGTCCAAATCTCAAAATATCCATTATCAAATGGAGTATATTTGATTCGACTGATCTGAGGAGAATAGTAACAAATTTCCATATATGTATCAGGGGTTATATGGAAGTTACGTTGTTTAAGCAAAGCATCTATTTCTTCTGAGTACATTTTATTTCCTTGTAGAACATACAAAATCTGTAATTTCAGACTGTATACGTCCTTCTTTAGCCTTGTTTAAAATGCTACAATTTCGTTTGTATCTTGTACAACCGATGCAGTTAGTTTCAAAGTTTTCTAACTGAGATGCATTATCGAAAATACCAATATATTCTACGGGATAGATTTTTAATTCTATACGTGGACTTATAGAATCATAATAAATTCTTTGAACACGTTCGCATGTTACATTATCATCCACCCATATTAAACCGGTATCTGTAATAGCATCTAACATACATTTAAAATAATTATTTGGATCTCGATCTGTCCTGTCAAAATAAAAAACTGCATCTATATAAAAGTGTCTAGTTTTATTTGGTATAAGATCATAATCCTGTTTTTTTACTTCATCTTTCACATATTGCATAAAACTTTTTTGGTATTTTATAGCCTCTTGAGTTTTATAGCTCATTGCCATAGGTTTTTTATTTTTAATAATAACTCTGTATGCTAAATAATGGTTAACCGATGGTGGAAGAGGAGAAGTAAGATATAAAATATTTCCCATTATTCCTCCAAAATAGAAGAGTGATTCCTTACGAAATCACTCTTTCCTTTATTGATTTTGCGGTATTATTTAATCATCTATTACTTCCCATGTGTACATTTCTTTTTGTACAACAGAGTGAACAAATGAATTTAATCCGCCATAGCTTTCATATGAAGCAATCAATCCTTCAAGTGATTCAAGCTCCATTTTGTTTATTTGGTTTTTAATATGATAGCAACGATAAGATTGAGAAATCCTATCTTTTAACTCAGCTTGAACACGTTTATTTTCTTTTGCTTCATTTTCTTTGAAACGCTTATCCGTATCATTTTTCATCTGGTCAATTTTATCCGAAATATTTTCAATGCTTTTCGCCAAATTATTTCGTATTTCACATGACTCTTGATAGTGTTTAAGATTATCCTCATTGATTTTTTGAATATCTTTCTTATGCGTTTCTGTCAACTCTTTCAGACCATTAGCAGTAGACATAACAAGATTATGTTCTTCACGTTTTTGCCTCATTGATTTCGTTTCAATTCCCAGAAAATCGAAAAGAAACCAAGATACTACTTTAACAATCGCTTGAAAGCCTAAAAGTACAGCAAAAAGTGTGATAGCAAACATTTTCCAATCAGTATTGAAAAATCCTTCTATAGTTCCCATACATGAACACCCAACCTTTCTTACTTGGTCTGAGTGTTATCCTGCATCTGCTTCCACGCAGCTTCCAAAAGAATACGAATCTGTTCTTCTGTGATAACCTCTTTCTTTGAATTGAACATCTTATCAATGAACTTGATAACGTATTCCCTTTTTTCCTCGCCAGACTTTGGCACATCAAATAATACTTCAGCAGCTTCAACAGCTTTAGTTACCCATTTAATAATTTCTTCCATCTGAGTCTGAGATACTTTAGACTTGATATAAGGAATTACGAAATAGGTGATAATAGCTCCAAACACAGGAACTAATGTCATAATAAATTTAAACATATTATCACTCATAGGATTCCCCTTTCTAGTTATCAGTTGTTGTTAATACGGTAGTGATTAACTCGTTCATATCCACCTGTTCTTTTACATCATCTGGCAACTCATTAATCATCTGCATAGGTAGCTGAATTTTGTGTTCGGATTTAATCAGCATATAATACGCACCACTAGAAATTCCTAACTGTGCGATCCAAATTCCAAGCAAAACACCAAAGCCATCTAAATTGAAAAGCTGGACAGTAGTAAGATAGCCTGAATCATAACCGTTTACTAAGATATTAGATATGTACTGCATCTCATAGAGACCATTTAATGCAACGCATACTATATATCCCATAATCAATACAACAGCGATAACATAATCAATAATTAATAGTTTCTTTGAAAATGGCTTCTTCATTTAGATCGCCTTTCTTCCTTCCTTTTTGCCATGCTCAATGTAATGCTTGTAGTAGAGTGGAAGATTTTCTCCAAATGCAGCTTTCAAATCTGCATAAGTATTCTTATATACTTTTACATCGAAATTAGCACTTGCTTTACGTCCTTCTTTCATACCATTCTGCTTAAAATGATTCCAAAGTGCCGTTGCGTTAGTTCCAAAAGCTTTCTTCAAATCTGCATATTTATTAGCATAATAAGTGGGATTGAAAACTAAAGAATAGTCCAGACCATTGTAGACATATTTAGAAGAAGTCGTTGTTGATGTGGAAGGTTTTGTAGCAGGAGTAGTTGTTGTAGTACTAGAAGTAGTGTTAATGGTTGTTCCAAGAATTCCTTCAGCAATAGCTTTTGCTACTTTATCTACATTTGCCATATACACATTGTAATCATCACGATCATCTACGAAGCATACTTCAACTAATAGTGCAGGAGCAGCGGCTTTTCTTAAGAAATATAATCCAGTACTTGCTTTTACTCCACGATTAGCAAAACCGATAGATGCTAAATTATTCACAATTCGCTGTGCTGCCGGTTTAGCAGAAGACGTATTTTTATAAATCCATACCTCAGAACCGGTAGTTCTACCATTACCTCTTTGATCTTTAGCACCAGCATTGAAATGAATAGATACATCAAGATTTGCCTTATGTGCATTACATTTTGCAACAATTTTCCTTAGAACATCATTCTGACTTATTCCATTATCCACAGTACAATCATATACAGTATGTCCTTTAGATCTTAGTAAAGAAATTACCTTATCCTTAATAATTCTATCCTGTTCAGATTCGTTAAGTAAGCCTACGGCACCACATGCCACTTTCCCTTTTGGATTGTGACCTCCGTGTACGTTAATAACCATTTTATCACCTCCAAGTGATTCAATAATATTTGATTGTTTATCATATTTTGTGAGATTATATTTTTTGATAACGTTCATCACGTTACTGACATAATTCAGACTTGTACAATATCCATCAGATTTGATTGTCTTGAGATATTTCTTTGGATCCGTGATTCCTTTTAGATTTGAATAATTAGAAATGCTAATAAATTCAAAATAACCTTTCACACCAGATTCCATATTTTTGAACTTAAACCATGTCATAGTAGAAGAAGTATATTTACCATTCGCTGACTGCTCAGAACCAACTTTAATATACGTGCCAGATGCACTAGGACATCTGTTGGCTCTATATTTTAATCCAAAATAATTATGAGCATTTTTAGCCAATTCAGAAGTTCCACTAGCCGATTCCAAAATTGACTGAGCAATAATAGGAGAATATACCTTAATTCCGTATTGTGGAGCATACTTAATAACATAAGCTGCAATTTCATCTATAAATGCCATTAAACTCCTTTCTCTTGTTCAGATGCGGCACACCATTGTTTGTACAATTCTGTCATTTCCTTTGATTTCTTCCAAACAAAAACAACACGTTTGTTTTGTCCAGGTATTACATCTACAAGCTGCCCTTTTGAAAGAGGAGAGTTTAGATACATAAAGTTTTGTGCCATATTCGGAATAAACCGCACGTCATCTACTTCATACCCATTAACACTCCTGTCAAAAACTTCACTATATTCTTTAATAACTGATCATTCCTTTCATTCCCAAAATCGTAAAAAATAGGCTACACAAAAAAATACTGAATAGTAATTAATGTGTAGCCTACGATCTATCTACAAAAAATAACTTACTATTCAATATTTTCATCTTTAATGTTTCCACGCTTCTTAGAAGCATATTTCATTTTTACATTTTTTTGTTCAACCTGAATTTCTTCTGTTTTTTCAACAGCTTCCATTTTAGGTTCTACGGTAATTTCTTTTATTACATTTTTGATTCGATCTGGAAAACTCTCCAAATCAGATAAGTCGCAATGACTTAATTGTTCTTTTGCTTCTTCCTTATTTTTTGTTCTCGTATATTCAGAAAGAGCAATGAAAATTTTATAATGTTCAAGAGTGTCTGTTATAGTTCTCCATGGTTTAAAAGTTTTAACGGTTTGGCATGTTTTACAAACAGAATATCTTTTACCACAGATATCACAAACACCATTTAAAGGTTCACTCATTGTACTTTCCTTCCTATCAAAAAATAAGAGGAGAGTAATATGCTCCCCTCTTACTATTTATTCAATTAATCCTGAGTAACAATAATGTCAAACAGTTTTGCTTCAGCATCGCAATAAGGCTTCTGAAGAATATAAGAAGCTGCATGTTTGCCTTCGGCGGTCAGATTCAGTTCAACACTGGAAGGATCAATCTGTGCTCTAGGGCAAGAGATATATCCAGCATAAACAATGTTCTTGTTACAAGGATTATGGAAGATTGCATGAATAAGCAAAGACTTAACAGCAGGAACACTATCAGTGGTCTTAGTAACCTTAACTGCATTTTCAGCTTCTCTTTCATAATTTACGAATACTCTACCAGTTACATCATCAGGAAGAGTGATCTTCTTTGTAGCTGCATCAAGAGTAAACTTACCTTCACCTGCAACAGCAGATACTTCATAAGTCTTACCGAAAGTATTATCATCATTGATAACCTTTACATACTTAACTTCTGCACCAGTAGTACCTACAGGAACATACTTCAGAACTACAGTATGATCAGCACCGATTGTCAGAGTTTCTGATACAGGCGCAACAATCTTATCTTCACCAGATGCTACTTTCTTGGTTGTACCAAACTGAGAAGCAGCAAGATCGAGAGAGAAGATAGAGTTAGTGAAACCAAAAGTACCAGTCTGAGCATTATAGAATGTCATAATAGGAGTACCCATAGCATCAGTTACATCTGTACCCTCCGCACTTGTCTGAAGACTGGGATCCTCAACCTGAGTATATCTACCTGTCAGCTCTTTAGTTTCAGGATCATACTCTTCAACAGAACGAATTCTTTCCAGAACCAGCTCATTAGGATTAAAAGCCATAATATTTTCTCCTTTCAAGTTTAGGCAATAAAAAAGAACTCATTAACTGAGTTCTCCGAGCCAATCTAATTGTTTTTTATCTATTTCTTTTAGGTTGATTCCAAAACCGGAATAACCAGACTGTAATAGCAGTTCTGCATTCTTAATCTTTGAAATTCTCTTTACGGAATCCATAAATGCATTTATTTTCATTTCCCATACTTGAGAATGATTATATTTAAAACCTTCACTGTTAACCAGTGCAGATATTAAATTAGTTAATAATGAATGATACTCTTTGTTTTCATTCGCTTTCAATTCATCCAGTGCATCTTCTATAAGTATCATCTTTGTAGTGTTGTTCGCAGGCATTCTTTCATCTTTTTCGATAAAATGAACTTTTCTGAGATAATCCATAATTAATGTGTATGTGTATTCATCTATTACTACTTCTTCACCTTTTATATATTGGCTAAGATATATTGATTCATCATCTAAATGTTTTAATAATTTAAACTTTTGGAAGTCTAAATCTCCAAACAGAATAGAAGTAAATTCTTTTGAATAAACACGATACAACATAATATAGAACAACATATACGGAGTGATTTCGGTATAATCAATCCCCATTTTCCACAACTGAGCTTTCATAGACTGTGGCGTTGCCGTGAGATTGTATACCATTTGATAATACTTTGATTCACCCATATCGCATATTTCATTTAAAGTAGGCTGATGTATGGTAATATATTTTGATATTACATAATCTTTTCCACGATATACCTGCAATTCGTCGTTCATATTATATTCCATATTTACCCCCAATAATCGTCATTCACGATACGAGAAGATTCATTATATGGAGTATTTGTAATACTGTTAATATCATAAATCTGAAATACAAGAGTCCTGACAAGATAGTTATTATCAGTTACCGACTCTTTGTTAGATATTAATTTAGCTTGCATACCAAAAATACTTGACCAATTAAATCGTTCACGGATAATGGATGCAATAAGATCATGCCGTGCAATACCACTACATTCCTCATCCCTATCATTACCATGGACAAAAATTGTGAATGTTATTTCTCCGTATTTTTGAATATTTGAGTATCTAGGCAATTCATCAAAACCAACCTGATAACAGATATAATGTTTTACATCTGTCTGGGTGTCAGGAATAAATAAATAAGGACGGATATTAGAGTTTCCACCAAAATATCTGTCCCATTCACCTAAAGGTTTATATTTATTTGTCTCTTCATCAAACTCCCAATTAATATTACCATTTTCATCAAATAATTCAGACTCTAAATCCTTTTCATGAAGAGCATATAAAAGAGCTGGATTTGATAGAAGAGCATCTTTGATTTTTTGCTTATATACAATATTATCGTCGTCAGGATTATCATTGACATCGCTGTATGCCCGAAGTTTATTTAATAAATCATCTTTTGTGACTAATTTTTCTTCCATACAGTAACACCTCCTAACTTGATATTTCTAATTGAAGTGGATCTGATTCAATCGGATCTCCTTCGTCTTTTGTAATCACACATTTCACAGACAAGATTTTACCTAGCTGTGTTTTGTCCAAAGGAAAGCTTAGTTTCGTCTGGTTAAACTTTGTGCCAGATCGCCATGTGACTATATCAGTCCAGTCTTCACCATCTATATTGCAAGTCCATGTAAATAGACTGTTTTCATATTCAGATGTAATATCTTCATTGGATTCATTAAATAGATTTGTCGTCAGAGTTCTGAAACTGCCACCAACTTTTATGGATGATGTAGAAGCAGAGATTTTAGCTGTGATAGATGATGGAGTGGTAGATGGAGTATCTGGATCCGTAGGCTCAATAGATGAATCATAGTAATCTGCCCACATACCAATAATATTTCCATTCTTGTCTTTTTCGATGTAATCTCGATGTTGATCAAAGAAATCCTGATATAATGTCAGTTTTTGTATTCCAAACGGTTTAGCATTTTCAACCTTACTAATATTCCAGGCTATTGGCTTGTCAGTAGGAGCACTAACCAAGACTCGCATATTTGTATCTGTACTGTTAGTGTACCAAATCTTATCAGTAATAGAATTAATTGGCAGCCAAACCTTATCTTGATTTTCCTGTGACGTAAATCGTAAATCAGTCCAAAGCCCACTATTGTAGGAATTCTGCGATTTTAGAACAGACCACATTTTGCGCTTGACACGTTCTTTTCCTGTATTTTCAATCCACATGAAACGATAATTTATAGGCAATACTAAATATTTAGGAAATTGGTTGGATGGCTCCCTAAGTACTATTAACCATTTACGATAAATTCCTCTATCGTCTGGGATATCTATATATAACCCTATTGGAAATTCGGCTAAATATTTTTTATGAAAATCATTTTCATAATAAAACAATTCATCGTCTTCAGTAAACTCAATTTTTTGAGATGGTTTGAACATAATATAAAAATCAACTTGATCTTTGTCTACGGACTGATATGATTTCACTATAAATTTTATATCTATACAAGTCTTAACCGTATTTTCATAAGTCATATGATCTTTGATATCTGGATGATCGTCGTGCCAATAATCGTAAATGTATGCTTTCTTACTTTGGATATCCAATAAAATTACTTATTAAAATCGTTAGTTTTAATAAGTTGAATTATATAATTTATTAAATTCTATATATTTATTATTTTTTCTAGTTAAAAACATTTCTGCGTCTTTGTAAATCCAATCTAATATTTTTTGACAATTTATTCTGCCTGAAATACTTAAACATCTTATAGGAGACTCATATTTTTGATGGCAATACCCAATATAACAATGTACATTTAGCTTTTCTTCTATTATTTGTTTTACGCTTTGGCAAAAATCATTTGTTCCTATGAGTGTAAAAACAGTGTGATAACTATTTTTTCTATCTTTCCTTTTATAAAAACCAAAACACCCATCTCCGTCAAAATAACCTCTAATAAAATGACTAATGAGATTTTGATTTAAAAAATTTGGAAATTTTATTAAGAATGTTTTCTGTGGAACAACACCAACATTAATTAATGATTGATGCATATGTTTATTATTAATTATCAAAGAATAAACATTTTTATGATTTTGTTTTCCTGTATTACACTTATAGTAAAGAGGGATATCACTTTTTATTTCTTGTTTGATTTTTTCTAATATATGTTTATCTTCTTCTTGTAATGAAAGTTGAATGTTATATTTATTCTTTCCTACATTCCCATCAGCATATAAAAATCCTAATATATAAGCTTTATTTTGCGTATCAATATTATCAAAATAAGTTTCATCCAGACTATATTGTCTAAGTGATTCACTTAATGTTCTTAGTTTTATATTATTTTTATGTAGTGCTCGTTTAACAGACCTGACATCTACATTCAACCTTTCACTGATTTCTTTAATAGACATATTTTCATCAACATATAATTTACAAATTAAATTATTAACTTCATCAGACAAGAAATGTTCTTTTTGTTTTATATTGTTTTTAACTAAATATTTTGTTACCGATTGCGTTGAGATTCCCAATTGTCTCGCTATATCAACTTTAGAAAAATTTTTTAAATACATTTCTATTAATTTATTGATTTGTTCATCGGTAATTTGAGTTACTTTTCCCATATCAAACTCCTCCTAAAAATTTGTATAATAAAAAGACCATAATCTTTGTATTAGGAGTACAAAGAAAAGGGAGCTACCCTCTGTCTGGTCTTAATATTTTCTACTCAATTTTATATAATTCAATTTCTTATGCTTTCACATAAGTTTAGACTATATCTTCACCCAATGCAGGGTGTTTCCCACAGGACTCACTTGAGTCACTTAGTCGTTGAACCTTCCTCTATTCGAGGCTTGGCTGCTGATTTTCCATTATTAAAAGCACTTAGCACGTTATATAATCAACGCTTTTATTTCAGCATATGCCATCCAATTACTTTTTTCTGCTTTCGCAACATTCACGCTTAACTGTATTTCATGTTTACGTTGTAGTGTAATTGGCTTTAGGGTGAGTATATATACTCTTATTCCAGCAATTCAAGAAATACAATTTTATATTTTCATATAAAACGGGCAAAATTATTTACCATTCCAAGTAAGTTCCATAACCTTATCTGAATCACTTTTTAATTTTTCTCCCAAAGTAGGATAGTTCTTACCGGTAGAACAAGTATCAACTTGCATACGTCTTTTATAATTTTCGTATAGTGACATTACTTATCACCAACTTTCATTCGTTGAAGCAAAGCTCCTGCATCAAAAACAAGCTTTTTATACTTCTTAAAATCAAACTCATCTGACTCTAAAACAGTAAGAGCAGATTCCAAGCTATTAACAATTTCTACAAAGTCTTTGGGATATAATAAAAGTTGATTACAACTAGAAATTTCAGATAATAAGTTTTTATGATATTCAACAACATCTATATTTTGAAAATCATCTTTTGTATTCTGATCAGTGTATAACACCAACCAAAATATTTTCTTTCGTAATTTTTGCTTATAGTAATCTACCTGAGATTCTTTGAACTCACCATACTTATGAGTAATAAACTTATCCATTTGAATCACCATACTCACCAAAGTAATATGTATGTCGTGACAAATCACGTTCCCACTCACGTTGTAAAGTGGCAAGCCTTTCCATATTCTTAGAATAATTATCTATAAGCTTTTTCTCTTCCTTACCACCAATCATCGTTGCAAGATTCTTTGTGCTCTCTAATTTAGATGGGAAATAATTGATGATAATGCCTTTCGCCAAAATAGTTTTGACAAAATTTGTATCATATAAATCATCTACACTATTTGTAAGTGTGAAATTTAATTCCATGAGTTCATCATCTAAAACATAAGAGCTGAATTTCTTGCGAAGAAGTGGGAGAGAAGAAGTGGTGGTCAACCATTCGCAGAGAGTATCATAAAAATCCTCTTCTGTATAAGTTGCCAATTCAAGGTCGTTAACCATGGTTAAAGCCTTTTTATATATTGATTCGTATTTTAGAGAAGGCATAAGATACCTCCTTATAAGAAATCTTTAATACAAGTACCAAGTGTATCATCAATGATTCTGATCTTTTTTACATCTGGATAATTTTCTGCACGAATCATAGCCATTGCAGTTACCTTAATAATATCTGTAAGCCAATGAGGAGCATTTTTAATCAATTCTTCAAATTCATCATTAGATCTGTCAAAATATTCTTCTGGATATTCGATGCCATCAAAATACTTATATACGTCGCCCAATTCACGTCCCCACTGATTTCTTAAATCAGCATCCATAATTAGAATTTTTGGCTTAGTAATATATTCAGTTCTGCGAAGTGCCTGTAAATCACGATACTTTAAATACTCAATATCACCGAAATACTCCCAATGATATACGGTATTTTTATCAACACCAACTGCCGATAATTTCCAAGGCGTAACACTTTTACAAGGAATCTCATCATCAGGTTTGAATGTTTTCACTGGTGCTTTTACTTCTACAAAAGAAGTTTTACTACTTGTATTTTCATCTTTATCTTCATTTTTTTCTATTTCAGTTTTCTTATTAGTAATATCTGTCATATGTGCCTTGGCAAAATCGATCATATCATCAGTGGCATTTTGCATATGACTAGATACCTGATAATCATTATTTCTATAAAAAGCAATTAAGTCTTTTGGAGTTACATCCAATTCTTTTGCTAATTCAAAAATTTTCATCCTTTTTCTCCTTATAAAATAGGAGAGTGCATATGCACTCCCCTAAACAATATTTATGTATTAGCCCTGAATCTTGAGTTCTCCGAAGAGTTCATCAATAACAATACCAATACCTTCCTGGTATACAACTTCTGCGTCAACGGTCATATCCTTCTTAAGACCATCCATACCGGTCTCATAGTAAGCAACATCACCTTCATTTACACGCTTAATAGGCTTGAACTCAGGGTCGATAGGAATGATGAAGATCTTCTTCTGATCGTCTGCGGAGAATACGCTTTCTCTTGTACCAGCTTTATTTACACGAGCCAGAGCAAGGCACTCATATCCCTCCCAGTTACCAAGAATACCATTCTTGTTTCTCTCATCCTTCATTGCATCTGAGAACATGCTGTAATTAACAGTATTCTGAAGCTTCTGGATAGCAGATCTAGTACCTACAAGCATTACCTCCTTGCCAGTAACTGCCGCAACAGCCTCAATCTGATCAATCATTTCAGACTTAGTAGCCTCAGTAAATGGACATTCATGGATCATATCGGTAGGAAGAGATTCGTCCATAGACATAAATGCAGTATAAAGAGCAGCATATCTATTCTGCTCGATAGAGGTATACATCTTATCCACAAGAGCGGCAAAATCAATTCTACCAGTCTGGAACAGTACGAAGTCAGTATATACCTTTACACCATAGAAAGAAGTTTCAATGGAGAAAGACTTACCAGGCTTAACTGCCTGACGGATCAGGTTGTGATGATTACCTGCAAACTTAGATACAGTAAGCAGAGAGTTATCATTAACAAAGAACTCATTTGCATCACCTTCTGCGATATTTCTTTCGTCTATAAGCTCCATAAAACGAGCATTAGCAGCGTTCCAACCAGAATTCATCTTATCAACGATTACATCCTCAATAAGTGTTGCAATTTCCTTGGAATGATCACGCCATGCCTGTCTACGCTTCATGGAATTTGCTTCCTTGAAGTTAAGACCAAAAATCTTGTCAAACTGATTTCTAAGAATAGTCTGAGTCTGTTCTTTATTATATGTTGTATTAAAGACATTATGGCTTGCGTCCATCATCAGAGAATTGAACTCAAGCATATTGTCGTATTTATTATCAAACTGTGCTACAACGTTTGCACTAAAATATGTAATTTCTCTCATTTATTTATTCCTCCTTCCTCTATTAAGCGACATCCTTGTTCTGAAGAACCTGAATGCGAATCATGGTGTAATAAGTACCAGCAGAAACACTGTGAATTCTTCCAATGAAACCATTGGTAGAAGTAAGAGTAGAAACCTGAGTTCCATCAGCCTGTGCAACATACATACCCTTACCATCAGTAACAACAAGTCTTCCAACCTTAACATTTTCAGCGGACTCGTCGGTAAACTGATAACTTGCTACAGCAAAAATTTCTTCATATACAGCAGGATCATTTACCTGATATGCCTTTGCAGGTTTGCCAGCTGCGTTTACAAAGTGATAAGCCTGACCCTGTTCATTGGTCATAGCGGTCTTTACTTCAGCAGGAGAACCAATTACAGCAATAGCATCAGTTGCCTTTGCAATAGTTGCGTATCTTTCCTGAAGTCCGTTACCGGTATAGTCACCAACCTTTACAGGTACACCATTATCAACTGCGATAGCTTTTTCGCTTTTATCACGTACAATTACATCAAAAATTCTTCCAATGTCGGTAGCAGACATTAAAGAAGACTCAAACATGCCATGCATGTCACTTTCCTTGGCCTTGAGATTTGTATAAACCATTAGAAAATTCCTCCTTATTAGTTATTTTTTGCATTAAAAAAGAACGTCTCTAAAACGTTCTAAAATGTTAAATAGTTATTTTGTTTCTTTGTTTTTATTATTAAGCAGACCATCTAAGAAAGAAGAATTCTGCTCGGTTCTTGCGAATGCTAAGAATGCAGGTCTCTTTTCGTCCTTTTTGGGCTCCTCAATATTCATAGTAAAAGTTTTAGTTGTTTTGACAACTTTGCCAAGAGCAGCATCGGCCTTTTCTGTTAATTCTTCCTTTGTAAATTTCTTTACATTTTCCACATCCATCAAAGACTTAAACTCATCTGTTTCCAGATAATTCTTATAAGCTTCGTCTTCAAATACGGTCATCTTATCAGCAATCTGTTCTGCTTCTTCATACTGTGCAAGCTTTTCAGAAATAGAAGAGTAGTTAGCCCTCATATTATCTAACGTAGCCTTTTCTTCTGCTGTAACGAATTCCGCAAAAGCATCCTGACGTTCACCTTCAAATCTAACTTCATCATTTTCTTTTACATATGCTTGTTTATAGAAGGTATTATTACAACCAGACTGATAGATGAAATAATCATCAGTAGTTTTTACAATCCAATAACATTCGTTTAAAGACTCTTCAATAGGAGCAAGTAAAGCATATAATGCTGTTCTAATATCTTCGTGAGATAATTCAAATGTCTTAGAATATTTTTCTTCAGTAACAACAGTATCTGGCTCTGGATCATCTGCAATAGGTTCTTCTGTTGTGGTAACAGGTTCCTCTACGGATTCTGACTCATTATTTGATTCAGGTTCCACGGGTTCCTCGCCTTCTCCTTCTTCACCAAAAAGAGTAGTAAATAATTCTTCAAGTTCTGTATCAGACATTCCTTCATATTCAAAAGTAATATCATCTACAGTCTTGTTATATTTCTTAAGTAACTCTTCAAATTTTGTCATATTAACCTTTTCGTTTCCTCCTTTCTCAAATTTTTCAGTTGTGTTTAGAATTGTTTTGGAATTTATATTGATACTGGATAAAGTTTTATTAAGGTTATCCAGAGTTTCAATTAATTTAGAGTGTTCGTCTTCTGAAATAGAAGAGAATAAAGAATTGTTTTCTTCAGAAAAATCTTTTAGAGTCAGTTTGCTCCCAGCCATTCCAGGGAGTACACCTTTCCCCAACAAAGTACAGCCTTGTACATAAAAATCGTCGAGATGAAGTGTTTTATCTGTATTATCCCAATGCATTGTACGAATCACAAGTTCAATAGAACAATCAACAGTTTTCCGTCTTCTCAGAATATCACAAGTATCAGTATATTCCTCATATACAACGACATCAGAACATACAAAATTTCTATCAAATTCTTCGTCATATTCAAGATGAATGCTTTCAGGATGAACAAAGTGACCTACGGGAATTTCCTTATAAATCATCTTGTCCAAATTTTCGTCATAATACATCGTATGACCAGAAAAATCTTTAATGGGATTTCCATTTTCATCTTCTTCAGATGTTTCTATAATATCAGCCATGATAGGTCTATCTTTAATAGACATCATCTTTTCTTCGAGAACATCTGTTTCTATATGAGAATTATTTCTGTTGGACAAATCGTGGAAGGCTCTGATTTTTCCGTATAATAGCCCTTCGGTTAAATCATCCTCTAATTCAAATACAGCATGTGTTTGAACTGCGATATTATAACCGGATTTCTCCGCACTAAAGCTCATTGACTTTTTCTTCTGACTGTAGAATCCGTAAAGATCTTCTAAAGTTAAAAGCTTTTTATTCAATCGTATATTTCCTCCCTTCTTCAAAAATTCTCCCAAAGAGGGAGTAAATTAAAACAGCAACTTATTTGTAAATCCAATTTTATCAACTGGGATAGTATCATCGAATTTTAAAGTTGCGTTATTTATAAATATAAAAAAAGATCCGCCAGAAGGAATTTCTGTGAATCCTAATTTAACTAAATTATTTTTTACTACCTCATCCGAGGTGAATAGGAATTGTGTTGAGTTTTTCATATGATCACCTCTTATTTATGCGCTATTTGCTTGATTAATTATTTGCTGCTGTGCCAGCATTCTTTTCTCCATCTCTAGTTTGTATTGCACTATCAGATAAATCATCATCATTTTTGGTCTGTCCACCAGAATCTTTTTTGCCAGATTGTGTAAATGAACTCTGAAGAGGGATCATTAAATTTTTGATTCCTATTGCGTTCTCAAATGTTAATTTACAATAAGCTTCATAAGGGTTCCCCATTAGACTTGTGAGATAATCAAGTGCTGATCCACCTAGAGTAGCAGCATCTTTCATTGTAGATTGATATTCATCTTGGTTATACCATGTGATTTTATGAATCTTAAATGAATAACCGTCAGACATCACATTTTTAATATAATGATTATACCAAGACTCAATTTTATTAACTAAAATCCAACATGTGCTCATATCATTTTGAATAGCATGTTTAAGTCCAACTGAGTTCGTGCTTGAACCACCGCTAATAACAAGCTGAGATGCACCAGCATTAGCAAAAATATTCTGAACAGACTGTGCTAATTCATTATTCGCTTCCGTAGTATTTGATTTAGGAAATGTGATCATTTTTAAATCCATCGGACTATACGCAGTACCAACCAATTCTGGCACAACAGCATCTATTAAGGCTTGCATTTGTTGTACAAGCTCAAGACTTAATGAAAAGTCATCAACATTTTCTGAATTTGGAACAGTTGGGATTTTGCTTATAAGGAGAACATAATTTTCAAGAGCTGTTCGATTATTAATCAATTCTTGTAAATCAATATCATCAAGTATCAACTCAAAAAGTGGTAAGAAAAATGGAAGAGGGGCATAAAATTCATCATCTGGACATGATGTTAAGCAGAAGGTTGTGTTTGGATCTAATCTATACCACTCGTAATCTCTACCATTATTTTTATAGTCTTCATATCCTTTTATATGTTGTTCAGACCATGCTCCTATGCCATCATTATTTGCACCATAAATATAATTTTTGTTATCATTTTTATCAAAATATGCTGCATCATAATATACAATCCATTGATTATCTTGTGTTTTACCATATATACGACAATACTGCACGTCTAATGGCATCCACACTTTACCATCTTCACCTGAATCGTATAATTCCCAAACTGCAAAACCATCTCTTAATGACATATACATTTGAGAATATGAATCTTTCGTTAGTTCAAATTTGGAAAAATTTTTTAACAGATTTTGATAATTTTTAATAGATTTACTTGAGTTAATTTCTTTTGTGAAGTCATTTAATTGCGTAATATTGTAATAGAAAAGAGGCATTGATGGGTAATACATAAGAAGCTTTTTATAAAGCATTGAATATCTGCACAAAAAACGTGATATTTCTCTAATATTATCTTGGCTGTTATTAGGTGAACTAATATAATTTCGAAGCAATTCTTTTGTATATGTAGTAAAAGTTTTTGTAAAAGTTTTCCCTACATTTCTCTGCAATAGCTCTTGAAACTTTGCAAAACTAATTTTTTGCGCACGATCACGAGATACCGTATATCCTGACTCGTCAGTTTTTGTATAAATCTTTTGAACAATCTGTTCCTTTGTATTTTTTGAATTACTCAAATGTGTGTTATACCTCCTTTCTTTTAGAATCGAGTTACTTTTTTGGGTGCTCGTACTGAGAATAGTTTAGATATGTCGGTGGAAGATTGGGTACGCTTTTTCTGTTTTAAACGGATTTGATCAACCACGAAATAATTGTATTCGAGACTGCTGTAGCGGTCTTTACGCATTCCAGATTTTTCTTTTACTTTAATTTTTCCATTTACAACTTCATGTTCCAAATTTATTAATTCATCAATAAGAAATGATGTTTGATAATATGGAAGTCTTAAAATATTTTTGGTATTATCAGACAGCTTATTATAATTTTTAATCTGTTTTTTCCATTTGTCTTCCATATCAGATTCATTTATAAGAAGATTAATGTAGCCATTTTGCAGACCAGATCTTAAAGATAAACACATATCATTGTTTAATTGTGCATTTCCTTTAATTGCGTAAATGCATTTTGTAGCATCTTTATATTTACATCTTACCGCCAAGTCGTCATTATTAATAACTGTCATAACTTTATATGTAGTTGAATATTGTGGATCAAATCTATCTCCACCCATAATATAATCAAGAGTTCCTTGACCTACACCTGATGCATCTATGCCAAAATAATCACAATCATATTGATAAAAATATCTCATTGCTAACAATCCTAATTCTTCTGTCAATAAGCCTTCTTTTGAGTCTATAAAACTTACATTGCAAATTGGATTATTTGTATCAGAAAATATAGATTGTGAGAGTGTAAAGACAGCAGCATCATTATCATGCTTCCGAGAGGCAAGTAACGCAACGTCAAGAGATAAAATTCTTTTTTCATTAACCTGTTTTTTAGGAATTTGCATACCTGTTTCAATATAATATTCCAAAGGATGCAAACTTTCTTGTAATATTCTTCTATTATTTAATACATCAAAATTAAAAAGTGCATCTTCAGACGCTCCATAAAATATTGCTTCACGCTCCATTTTAAATGAAACATCAGAGAATGTGGATTCATTCATTTCATCCTCTATAATCTGCGGTAGTAGTAACTCTTCATAAATACTTAATTGATACGGAAGAGAACATATGAAGTAACTCAGTTTATCATTAAGAGAATTGGCGAAATATGATTTTACTTTTTCAAACATTTCGCTCGCTTTATACCAAGCCGATGACATATACAATTCCTTCGGCATAACTTTCAGATGTTTATATTTAGGATTATTTAAATATCCAGGACTTCTTGGTACATTCATTGGTCTTAAAACTGTATCTACAATTTTTTGTGAAACCATCCTCGATTCATCGCAAATTAGTATTGAGCAGCGAGTTCCACGAGTATTTTCGTTTGCTACTTTAACAATTATTTGAGAACCATTTTTAAACCATATTCCACAGTCATTTATACCCGTACTTATTTTTTCGATTTCCGAACATAATAGAGGTGATTTATGCATAAACCCATCTGTTATTTTTAGTACGATATCTTTGCCCTGTTTAAATGTATGACTGGTCGTCACGACAATCTCTCCTGGAAACAGAATACAACGGATACAAGCGAAGAGTGCAACCAGTGTTGTTTTTCCCTGAGATCTCGATGCAATATAATAAAATTTATTATAATGCATCATTGCCCATAATAATATTTTTTGGAAAGGTCTTAGATAATTATTATCAAAACCAAGATAATCAACACAGAATCTACTCGGATTAGCTCTATAATATGCTGCTCTCCAAGCCACTGTATTCATTATTTGTTCATGTTTACTTTGACGAACTTCTTTTTCTGTTAATTTTTTTTCTGTCATTTGGAATCGTCCCCAAATACAGTTTTATAAATGTCATCAGATTCATCGTCCTCAGTATAATCCATTTTTTTTACAGAATATTTTTGTAGTTCATCATCGTATTCTTTTGAATAACCATTATCGATACCAAGCGAACGAGCCAAACTTCCTTTAAACCAAGTTTTAATATACTTTCCAATATGATTAACGTCTGCAAATTCAGGATCTGGATCAGGAATTGGTTTTGTGTTTTCCCATTGCTCAATTAACTGTCCAAATGTCAAAGAACTGTCTAATCCGTTGTCAGCATTTTGACGAGGTAGGATGTTAATAGAAGCCAATAAATCGGTATATGTCTTATCTAAATCTTTTGTATTCTGCCCAGCTTTTGTGGCTTTGTTAATTTCCCATTTCTTAAATGCCAACCTTTCAAAAATAGTTTCCTGAGCCTTTGTATTACATTCATATCTGGTTATCCAGTCTTGATACTCATTTTCAAGAAACATGAGATCCTCGTTACTATAGTTCCCGAATCTCTTTTTGGCAGATTTTAAAGTTTTTTGAACAATTTTTGTATTTGCTTCTTGATTATTTTCTATATCATCAATAGAAAATTCAGAGTCTTTAAATGATGTATTTCGATATTGTGGAAGAGAAGCCACCATTACAATAAGATTCTGTACCGCAGTTCCTCTAACCTTTTCGCCCACATTTTCATTAATTGTTTGCAGTTGTGCATTATAATCGCTTTCACAAAATTTCCAATCAAGTTGCCTAAATGTATTTATTGTCTTTTCTCTGTTATCAGTTCTAACACCGGTCTTAGGATCTACGTCTGTGCAGAGATCTAAAATACACGCTTTACAAGCAAAATGATTAAAACCACTTTTACTCTTATTTGACTTATAAAAATTACCATTACTACCTTTAGCTGACTTCCATTTTCCACAGTGAGGACAAAAAATAAAATCTAAATTAAGAAGATGATTGTAATCTAAAGCTAATTCATGATATGCAGTTTTTACATTATTCACAGTTAGCTTTTTTATTTCATCATCTGTTTTAGCTTGTCTTAAATTAGCCGTAATAATCACTTCCTTCCTTTTATTCCAATAAAATAGAAGAGTAGTTAAACAACCGACTCTTCCGATCTATATTTCCATATATAACCTTGTGATGTTTTTGCATGTCCAGAACAATTACTTTGAATTGCTTTTAAATTAAAATTATTGTCTAAAATCTCATCATAAGTCCATTCTTTTAAATATTCCATATCTTTTGAATATTGTAAAATAATTCTTTCTCTGCTTCTTTTATCCTTTAGGGCTTTTTCTTTACGTTTAGCTTTGTTTTTATAATAAATTTCAGGGTTATCTTTCCAAACCCAAACATATCCCTTATATGTATCATATTTGCCATTGCAAGCTGCTGATACCGTTGCAGAATTAAAGCCTTTCATACTTGTTTCGTAAGCAGAAGCATATTCTTTGATTAGTTCCATATTTAAATTGTATTGTAATACTGATTTAGGAAGATTTTTGTTTTTAGATAAATAATAATCCCAATCTATATTTCCAGATTTATAGTCTTTTTCATAAATCCAAATATATCCATAAGCTTTTTTATATTTATCTTTCTCACAACACCTTTTGATTCCACTACTAGATTTTTTTCCTAAATAATTACTAGCCTCTCCTGCACTGACAAATGTTCGTATATAATTACCTTGTAAGTCAAACATAGCAATTGGCTCAGGATTTTGAATTAATCTCATTTTCATAATTTCTTCATCGGAATGTTTATATCCCCTACATCCTAATCCACCATCTGCAAAATTATATCCACTATTTTTGGAATCAAAATAATTTATCCAATATATTTCTCTTTCATCTAATTTTTCAAATTGACATTTTTCAATAATTTCAAATCGAAAATTGTTAGAACCATATTTATTCCATGCGTTTTGCAAATGTGCATTATGTTCTGAATTATGTTTTAAATAACTTCTATGTCGCATCCATCGGTATTTAAAATTATATGTTTGACCAATATATCTTTTCCCATTTAATATATTAGTGATAGAATAAATGCCGCATTCTTCATTATCTTTTTTATTTTCTTCGTTTCGTTTGTAATTTCCCATTCATATTTTCTCCAATCTCTCCATATCAACAATAATAGAAGAGAAGAGTGACTGGATATGGAGTACAGTCGTTCACGAAGATGATCAGTCTCCGTTATTCTTCTCTATAAATCCGACTACCTGCAATCGAAACAGTTACAATCCACTCATAGTCAGCTAATTATTTATTCTCTATTCAATCTAATTATTGATATAGAAATGCCATTATAGTATAATGAAATTAGGTCATAGTTCTTGCAGGAAAGAAGGCTACTATGATAAATTTCTATACGTTCGTGTACTACTTGAATTTAATTGGAAGCATTATTACTATTTTAATGTTTTCAAAAAATATTCTTCGTTTTCTCTTCAAAAAACTAATCCATATTATTTACATATATTTAAAAGAAGAAAATGAAAGAGACAAGAAAAACGACTCCAAAGATTAATAAAGTATCAAAAGGGGGTGATTATATCTGACTTCATTTAACGTGTGGGCATATACGTTAGTGTACAAGATCTAGGAGACGGGTAGCCTGTTGTTAAATATAGATAACAACTATGCAAGAACTATGATTTTAAATTTAAAAATGTAACTCCAATAAAAAAGAGAAGTAATATTATCACTTCTCATAAATTTCAAAAACACATGAAAGTGCAATATCTAATAACTTATTCTCTTTTTACGAACTAAATTTTCGTATAATAAAAAAGAGCTATTCCAAACGAAATAACTCTTTCTTCAGCGGAGAGAGTAGGATTTAAATCCATGTTATCCGATAGAAAGTCGGATGTCTTTAACCACTTATCTAACCGAGCATATTAAGGATGGAAGAGTACCACCGATTATTTTTACAGAATAACTTCTGTTTTACCTTCAAACTTAGTATTTAAAACACGAATCTCAGCAAGCTTCTTACCGATTTCTTCCTGAATCTTAGTAGCGAAAAGTTCAACTTTTGCCTTGCCAAGTTTCTCAACACTATCAAAAGGTGCTTTGACTTCTGATTCTGGAATCTTTGTAACATCTACAGAGAATGTGATGTGAAGGTTTTCATCTACAACAAATGACTGGTTGATAATATCTTTTAATTCAACAGAGATAATAGTTGAATCATCAACTTCACTATCAGTTGTAACTGGATCTCCATTAGAGTCAGTTTTCATATTAGATTTAAATGATATTTTAGAATATTCGATTGTTCTGATAAAATTATGTAACATATCTTTTTCAGTAGCAGCATCAGTATCAGATGTACCTAATTCTGCGACAGAAATATCTACACCAATAATATTTTCATCAATAGTTTTGCTAATATTTAATTTCATGAATTTGTACCTTCTCTTTCATTTATAATTATTTGGTTGTATGCATCTTTGAAACTGATTATTAAGTCCCTTAAAGTTTCTTTATCAATAGTACAGTCCAAATTACTCATATCAATATTCGGATTTGATACCGTAAACTCCAATGTATTTCCATTTGGTGCAAATAAAACTTCTACAGATTCATTGAGTAGAAGAGTAATAGAATCAATTTTATTTCCATTATTCGATGTTATTCGTTTTACTTGACCGACTTTTAATCTATCATTTTCAATAAATAATCTACTTGCCATTATATGTACTCCTTTCTTTTATTTTTTCGTTTCTTTTTAATCGTTGAGTTGCGGAAATAGGACTCGAACCTACATACTCTTGATTATAAACAAAGTGAGCTTCCAATTGCTCGTCATTCCGCTATGATAATAGGAGAGGAGTGACCTCCCCATATTATATAGATTAGTAAGATCTACTGCCGATTGATTACCAGTCAACCGACAAAGAGAATGTTGAAAATTCTCTGAAATAGATGGCAAACGTGGTTCAAAACCATCACAAACCCAGATTTGTAACTCTGGTAAAGTCATTATAACCTGTTTATTCTTTGGAATATCAGCTTGAAGCACTAACTAACTGATATTGAGTCCATGGAACTCAGTTTATTAGGATAGAAGAGTGCGCACAATCCCATCCATGCTATTGTTATCCAGTTGCAATGCCATCATTGGATTCGAACCAAGACTTCTGCTTATGTTAGCGTACTATCCGTTATACTAATGACCTGGATAATTAGTATTTTTCGTCTT